TGTGAGAAGTTTCCACCGCTGCGGTCGTGGTGGTACGGCCGCTTCAAGACTGCGAAAGATGCTATCGATGTTAGGCGTTTCTACTTTCATTCCTTCCTTCCTTTCTCCCCGCTTTTCCCCGCGGGGTCGGGTGGGGATTGGCCCATTTCTCTAGGTGTCTCTTTTGGGTAACACGTGTCACCCAACCTGGACGATACGCCGCGTTGCCGCATCGTACCACCCATGGCGCCTAGTGAGCCCTTTGCTACCGATGCACGTAAGGTCGAAATATCGTAGCCGTTCCGAAGGCACGTCTTCTTTCGTGAAGTATGGCAGGACGATTTCGTAGCTTTCGCCAAGGTAGCAAGTCCCAAACACAGCACCGCAACGCTTGCACGTGTACACGTCACGGAGTCTTTCATGGGCTTCCATTCGTTTCCCGTTACACGCTGGGCAGGCTTGTTTATCGATCATCGTTCTTTCTCCTTTCTCCCGCCCCGTGCTCATCAGGCCCGCGATGGGCAGGGAACTGCGGGCGACCGGTGGGGGCTACCGCCCCAACGGTTTCACGTTACTCCTCTTCCTCACGCAACCGCTCCAAGTAAGACCTCACGTCTCCCACTAGATATACGCCAGTGCCCTCTGCGTCGGCCTCTATCTCGCGTGCCTCCTGCTCAATAGATGCATCCTCGGGCAGGTGATAGTCCGCGAGCCAGTCGCTCACATGCCACACGTCCACGTCGCCCCCCAGCCTCTCGCACGCCACTGCTACGTCCTCTGCTGCCTCCTGTGCGTCCTCAGTCAAGCGCCCGATGTAGTGATTCCCGTCCCAGATGATCTCATGCCCAGCGTGCACACGCTCAATGATCGGAAGGATGTCAAGGACAAATGCGTAAAGCCTGCTCCCAGACACGTTAGGCGTGATGCCCCACCTTAGCACGCGCCCGTGCCACACATCCGCTGAGAACGAATTAGTCGACGGGTGCTCTGTCTCGACGTACACGTCCCCGTCCCTATCCAGGCACAGGTATGCTCTCCCGAGTCTATGCTCGCTCGCAGCCCAGTACAGCACCGGCGCCCGCTCGCTACGTAGTGCCTCAATTCTTGTGATGTTGATCCCTCCCATCTCTGCCTCCTTTCTTTCTCCCCGCTTTTCCCCGCGGGGTCGGGGGGGGATTGGACCCGCTAAATTGTGATGCAAGTTTTGTGCCAGCTAGTCTATCCTTTCCGCTTTGCTCACCGCCATTTTGGCGCGTCATTTTGGCGTGACCGCGTCATTTTGGCACGCTCACCGTATTCTTGGCGCGCGCGGCGCGGGCTGAGGGAAAGCCAGTACTCCTCGATTTCCTCGCTTTCCCAGGCGTCTTCCGCATCACGGTAACCCCTCGGGATGCGCGCCAGCATTTCGAAATATTCCAATCTTTTCATTGTTTCTCTCCTTTCTCCCCAGGGTTCCCTATGCGTTCCCATACCCGTTACGCAAGGCCTCTGCTACATCATCCCGTAAATCGCTTTTCCGCACGGGAAAACGCACGCCAGTTTCAATGCCGTTTACTACGGCACTAAATAGGTAGAACTTCGAATTGAGCGTTTCAAAAACCATAAAATCGGCAAACCTTCCCCTCACCGTTGCAACGTAGCATTTAGGAACCATCTCTTTGGCGTACATTGTCTTGCTTATCCTTTCTCCCCGCTTTTCCCCGCGGGGTGGGGATTTTCTCAGGTATAAATCACTTCCCCTTGGCAATGCAAAAGCTGACCATCAACTACAGTTGCTCCACCATGCGCCCTTGTGTATTCCATCACAACTTCTTTTGACGCTTGCTCCACCTTGCTTATTTCCTTTATTTTAAATATTGCCAATTGGTTATGCCGTTTCGCTGCCTTCATGGCTGCCCGTTCTGTCCTAAAAAGCCGGATTTTGTCCACGTACAGCGTTCCATTTTCTTCCCATGTGCCGTATGTTCTGGCGTTTTGCAGCCTTTTAACTGGCCTAATGCCAACAACGTATAATGGAGCCTTAAGGGTTCTCATGTCCTTCCATTCCTTTCCGGCACCCTTTTTCTGGTGCCACCCTTTTTATGTGCAAGACCCATGCCAAGCCTGGCCGGTGCAGAAATACGCAAATTGTGGTAAACACGCAACAAAGTGTTGTAAAAATACAACGCCGAAAAGCCTTTTAGTAACGAGCTTTTTGGCGGTATGTGGCTTTTTTACCACAAAGCGGAATGGTCTTAGGTCAAATAGGTGGTGTACTAAAAGGGGGGCATGGTGTCCTATAAAGCGGACGCTGTAGGTGTAAATAAACAAAAAGTTTGCTGGGCGGTGTACGTGCACGGCACCATGAGAAAGACTGGTAAAAAAAAGGAAACCAACGAAAAGGTTGGCACGGAATTTGCGTATAAAAAGCCTGCCGGTGGACCGGCAGAAAGGAAGGGAAGAAAGATGAAAATAATCGGTGCAACGGAACGAGAAATCAGGGAAGCAGCACGATTTGCAGGAGTTGGTCTACGGCTTACCCCGTTGGCAAACAACGGGAGAAGCTGGCGTGTGCGGCTGCTGCCTATTGAAGAAAAGTTCTACCGTCTAGGCCCCACGGGAAGACGGGTACACGCTGTTTGCTGGCATGGCCACTACGCTTTTTTTGTAGCTCTTTTTGTGCTGTGCCCAATAGCTAAGGTACGTACGGCACTAGCCAAGTATGATGGGTACGAGCATTTTTGGCAGACTTACCACAAGACACGCAGTAAAAACATCGGGAGCACACTGTCCTCTTGGTACTACGAGAACGCGTGCTTTTGCTGAAAACAGCAAGGCCACGAGAAAAAGCCCGCTTCGGCGGGCTTTATTTTTGCCTGGTGTTAATATGGCGGAGGGCTGAATGCTTGTTAATGGCAGAGGAAAATATGGGAAAAGGCCAAGCCCAGGCTATGGCCCAAAGGCCGGCGCTGGCCAGCCAAACACCCAGCACCTAGGCCGGCATATCGCAATCATGAAACATTGTTTGCGTTGCAGTTTCAAGTTAAAGCTTAACTTCTTGAGCGATAACAACTTGCGCAAAACGGCGCGTCCGATAATATGCGTTATGTTAAATCGCAACCCTCGCGCCATGGGGCAAAAGGGGCAGCGGACCGCGTCCCCCCTCCCCACCCCATATATATACATGGCTTCCCCACCCCGTTTTCAAAAAAAACGAATCACTCTCACCTGGAACGCATCACTCTCATCTAGAATCCCATAGCGCGAGATTGATGCATTATTGACAAGTCGCTCTTTCGGCCTTAAATTATCTTTGGAGGATGAAATGACAGAGAAAGTGTTTAACTACAAGAGTCTTGAAAGGCAGTTGGTGGAACGAGACCTCGCTCAATTCAACCCAACAGACCCGTTTCAACAGAAGATCTACCGACGTCTCTATGAGCTGGATCTCCCTCTGGCTGCTGCATTTTTCAGAGATGCTGCTTGGATCATGGAGCATCCGCAATTTTTTCATGCTGGCCCGCACTTGTTCATCTACTGTCTAAGGGAGGTCAACACAATACTTCTGGAATCATTGTGGCCCAAGGTTCTTCGCATGCTTGAGAATGCGATGCAGAGAGATCAACTCCTATCAAAGCGGGTTGAGTTACTGCAAGAACGATGGGGCGAGATAACAGATGAGCTTGAGCTGTTGTCCTCCCATGAGCCGACCCACCTATCGAAGATGTTGGACACCTGGGAACAGTTTCAGGGGTTGCTCTACATTGTTCTCGACGCATGCCGCCCGCTCGCACAAAAACCGGCCTAGAATCGAAGATGTCGTGACCCCTGGTGTCCCATAGGGGGTATGCGCCAAAATCCGTTTATAGGTCAATTTTGTGGCGAGGTGTACCACATGTGTGATACAGTGCCATTTTGGCACATAGTGTGTCCGGATAACCTACACTCTCCTTCCCTCTTCTCTCTCTCTTTCCCCCATACCCCCCATCTCTCTCTTATCTCCTATCCTCAGCAAGTAAGTACGTAAGTATTTTTTTTTTTTTTTTTTTAATGTATATCTAGAGTATAAGCCGTAACTACAGAACACTCATGGCTTACAGTAAAACTTTTCTCACAGTAGGTAAATTAGGCATAGAGAAAATGGGAGCGTCACTTTGAAGAATCTAGCTGCAGAAAGTTGAGTCACTTGCGCTCATCGTTTTTCACGTCTTGTGTGTTGCATTTTGCAACTTTGCAACTAAACTACATTCTATGAATAACTTGCGAATGCCGTGGCTGTGGAAAACCTGTGGAAAACTTGTGGAAAAACTGTGGAAAAGTCCTGATTGGTGCGTTAGTTCTTGGCTTTTTGAGTACCAACGAAACACGAGCGCGAGTGTTGCATTCTGCAACACACCTCGATGCCCTTGACAAGCTGGATAGCAGGGCTTATATTGAGCGAGGGAAGGGACGGGTGGGGGTGATGAAGAGGGATATGACACAATGCCACAACTTGACCGCCTATATAGAGCCTGAGCTTTTTACCAACTTCCTTCGAGATTTCATCAAGCGGGCTCTCGCCAAGGCATACTGCCCAGAAAACCCAGAACACGTAAACGTAGACGTTAGGTGCACTATACACAAGGCGCACGACCTTTGGTACGAAGTGAATGTCTTCCAATACGAACCAATGAGGATACCATTAGGACACTCTGATACCCATGTTCCGGAAGTCGTGAAAAGAGAATTCACTTTTAGGGCAAATACTGATGGAATACTGATGTACTTCCAGATCACAATTTCAGCCTACGCCGAGCCAGAAACTCTCAAACTAATGGCACTATCTGCAGAGAAACTGCTGAGGGCCACTGGGTTAAATGCGATAGTGATGTATGACTGGTGAGGCATTTATCAAGAAAGGATAAAGGCAGGTGGACATGGATAAGTTTTCAGATTTTTACAATGCGCTTACTAGGCACTCTGGAGACTATGGATCGTTTTTCCCAAATCCGGTAGAGATTCTGACTGATGACGGTCGGGTTGTTACGGTGAAGGGACGCACGCGACACCCGTGGGCTATCGCGTTCGCATGCTCCTCTGCGGACAAATATAGTCTTTATCATATTCCAACGCGAGTGAAGCTCATGGAGCATCACAGTGCATACTCACTGGCGTGGCTCTGCGACGCGCTGGAGAGCATGCCTGAGAACTGGATACTGATCGAGACCGAGGAACAGCTGAGAGAGGCCGTACGTAGGTTGTGGCCTGATATTAAGTCACTAATTTTAAGCACACAATGTGGAGAAACAAATGAAGAAACTCGATAGTTTCGGTATAAGGGTCAAGGTTTTCAATAATTGGCTTCTTATCACCGATCCTGGTTGTGGGTGTTGTTGCGATGACGGCTTGGAATATGACCTATTTTCTATCAGCGAGCTAGATGGTGCAATTTCTGCGATTGAGGGCGTGGTTCATGATCTCAAGGACTTGATTAGGGAGCTGCGAATACGGAAAGGTGAAATTGAGGCCAGGAAAAAAGGGTGAAGAGAGCAATGGATGGAGAACTCTTCCTTCAGCCAGAAGTAATTGACGAGGCCATTCTCGTCTTCCCAACGGTCGGGAACACTACATCATGGGCACTAACAAGGTCAGAACTTGAGCGCCTTAAGCTGAGATTCCCTACGATAGACGTTCTCGCTGAGTGTAGGAAGCTGCTTGCGTGGGTTGAAGCAGACAAATCGAGGAGAAAAACAGCAAGGGGGATGATGTCATTCCTTACAACTAACCTCGCACGGGCAACTGACAGGCAAAAAACAGCACCAACTGGCCCGATTGACCCCAAAAGGGCCCCAAAATTTGCTGTTGAGCAGCCAAAAATTGAGGTTCCAGAGGCCATAAACAGGATAAAGACGGCTCTTTTGCGGGCAGCGAGCAAGAAATCTTCGCATCCAGCTGCTGAAATCCTTCAAAAGGCCGCCCAAAAGCTCGATTCTCCCCCAAATCTCCCCCCAGCAGACCTCCAGGAGTGGCTTTTCAAACTCGAAGACGCCATGTATCGCAAGGTGTTTGAAATTCTAACCGACGAAGAGAAGAAGTCAATGGTGGAGTATGTGCAGGAAAAGTTTGTACACACTGAAGTTAAAAGCCATGAGCAACTCCCGTGGCCCCTAAAGAAGGAGCTCATACGGGATGCGCTCGGTATACCAGTGTTCTACCTACTTTGGAGGTAATATGGGTGAAAGCTTAGGACATTTACTATCGCAGGCAAGGAACGCCTTAGGTCTGAGCCAATCTGACCTTGCCTCTCTGCTTGGTGTGGCCAAATCGGCCATTTACGCTTGGGAGCATGACAAATACAAGCCTGCCACTGGAAAAATGGTTCTAATTTTGTGTTACTTGCAGCAAGTTAGGGAGCATGAGCTGGCAAAGGAGCTTGGTAGCAGGTATAAGGAGCTTTCCAAAGAAGATAAAAGCAAAAAAAGGAGGGGACAATGAAAAGCGGCTGTGTTTACTGTGGAGCTAGTGGCGAAGGCGATTTGCTTGATGAAATTAAGAGGCTTGTGAATTGTAACAATTGCGTTTCGGATATTCATTCCAAAGGCAACTGGACGGGTGATGGGTTTGCAGCCATAAAGCGCCTTGTGGAGCGGTTTGGCATTGAGGCCGTGAATGAGGCTTGGAAAAAGGAAATGGCGGAAAGAAAAAAGAGCCTGTAAAAAGGAGGGTATCCATGAACAACGAAGCTAATCCGATTCGTAAACCAAGTTTCGACAAACTCTGCGCCGGTGTGGCGAAAATGCTCTCAGAACGTAAGAGGTCCTACTGTTCCCCAAATTATGTGGCCTTGACGTATCGTCTTATCAAATCGTTTATTTCTGAAATGATTGCACGCTCAGAGTTCAGCCCGAGCGATACAGAAGTCATGGCACTTGATATGATTGCACTGAAGATAGCGCGTGTAATTTTCTCAAGCCCAGAAAAAAGAATGGATTCATGGAGGGACATAGCTGGGTATGCTATACTGGCCCTGGAGAGCTTAGGAGATGGCGATGATGGAAATACATAAGGAACAATTCACGATTGACACAACGATTGGGCTCTCTGATGAGGAAATCCGAGCGAAAGCCGAAGACTGCTACTCGAAAGACCACGATTTTGTGATGTGGTCGTTTGCTGAGTATGGGATTTCTGCGCTCATATGCACGGACTGCAAAATCTGCCTGCTCGGGCCTATGTTCTTGGAACAAATCAAGGGGAACTGACATGCCGTGGAAGGTGGTTAAGCGTGGCTCAAAGTACCTGGTTGTGAACGAGCTTAATGGACATGTGAAGGGGACACATGAAACGCGAAAGCAGGCTGTACAACAGCTCAGGGCTCTCTACGCAAACGTCCCAGAAGCCAGAACCAAAACCACTCCAGCTAGGAAGCCTAAAGGAAAACATGGAGTGCCTCGCTAAATAAGCGCTCGTTCATTCCTTTAAGCGCTCGCGCTCATAAATGAGCGGAGCAACACAAATGAGCAGGACGTTCACCGAGACCTTTGCGGAGCTCTCTGCGCTAGGAGCGTGTTTCATTCCGGCAATGTGTGCGGCCTCATGAACCAGGTAGGTGGCCCTTTCGTATCTTGAAGGCTTGCTCCAGTATAACGGGCAGAGAACGATGGCCTTCATACCAATCGGGACGAAGGCCACAAGCCCCTCAGTCTGGCACGCGCGTGCCTTTTCCCCATTCACGATTGGCGTTGTGTCAAGGGCTTTGATGAGCCCATCCTTCGTAACGCCAAGTGAGCTCGCACAGAATGTTGTGTGCGCAGCCTCCCTGGCAAGGCGCAAATCCCAGACAAGAGATATTTGCTTCGAGCGATCAAAACCGATGAGCTGAGGGTGGTTTTCGTTGGTGCAGTTTCGGCTAGCCCCTAGCGAGGCGAAAATGAAAACGGCGAGAAGACCACGCTTCACACTGTGACCTGCACATCAAGTCCTAGCTCTCTTCCCCCACCCCATCTTGTGCGCCGAACCCGCACCTGAATAAGTGGTGGTACGGACGGCTGACGCGGATATCCACGCCTCTCTGTGTAGTGTACCCCATCGGATAGGTTCGGGTCAACGAAGGAGGAGCAGTTCACCAGGTACACCTTCCTGTCTCTCACCACCGTCTTCCCAGCCTTCTTGCATATCTCTGTACGAAGCTCTGTGTCAACACGCGAGGCGTGGTTGTGCCCAAACACGGCCACATCCCATCCCCAAAGGTGGTCAAACCACTCGCGGGCACCTATGTACCCCTTAGCGTATTTCCCACCCCACGCCCCATGGTGGTAGGCGATGATAAATGGAACTCCGTAGTAGTTCGGCTCTAGTTTGATGAAATACCTAAAGAATCCAGAGTAACCACCGTTCGCGCATCCGAGTGCTCTGGCGAGGAATTCTGTCACGTCAATCCCAAACCGCTTCTCAATCTCATCTTCGTGATTCCCCCTCCCGATGAGGTCGAACTGTACGTTCAGCCCCTTGAAGAGCTCGATGGCCCTCTCGATTGAGGCCATGAGGAAATCATCCCTTGTCGCTATATCCTGGGGGCGGACTGACGGTTTGAATCGCTTTAGATCGCCTGGGAGAACAAGATCGCACGCATCGCCTATCACCAGCACCCTGTGGTTCGGGAGAGAGTTGCGCTCAGCCATTATCCGTTTGAGCCTGTCGTAGTTGCACAGTGAGGAGTCTATGTGAACGTCGGAGAGGATGCTGACGTTGAGTGAGTCGCTGAGCCCTGAGAAGTCTATGTATTTTTCATGTATCTTTGGCTTGCTCATCGCCCTAGTCTGTACAACTCAAGCATTTGCCGTAGGTATTCCATAAGTTTTCGTGTTTGTTCCATATCTTCGTTCCCCGTGAACAGCTTATTTGCGGCCCCTCGAATGAGAGCCGCTTCGCGAGGATCATCGGTGTGGAACTCTCTGGAGATGCCGTGTGGGCCTTCTACTTTCACATCCTGCGAGGTTGACATGGCGTCCCCGTAGTGAACGTTCACCCGCCCTCTTGTTTGCATCGCGTATAGGTCCGGCTGTGTCTCGAACCCGCCAATGAGTACCTGCGTCTGTGTTGGGCGCTGGTTCTTGAGCCGAATCCAGTTGTCAAGAGCAATGCGCTCGGCCTCGTTCCTCGGGATGTATTGGCCGGTGTATGGGTTTATCGTACCCTCCCCTTTAAGCATTTGACTAAGCATTTGAGTAAGTCCAGGAAATTGCGACATTGTTCTCATCTTCTCTTGCCTACTCCGTGCGTCTTCCTCTATTCGCTCTTGTGTCCGTCTTACACATTCTGGATCAAGTCTATCGCCGACGAAATTACAATGCTCGAAGAGATGCGACATGATTTCTTGGTAGGACGTGGAGTATGTTGCGCCAATCCAGGGCATCAGCTGTCCCCCTCAGCGCTAATTATACGCCATTGTCTTTGGCTTACTCATTTTCCTCGACGGTAGAGTTCAACCATTTGCCTGAGATACTCCATAAGCTTCCGCGTTTGCTCCATGTCTTCATTTCCGGTAAATAGACTCTCTGCTGCTCTATGAATGAAAGCTTTCTCACGAGGATCGTCGGTGTGAAACTCGCGGGAAATGCCGTGTGGGCCTTCTACTTTCACATCCTGCGAGGTTGACATCGCATCTCCGTAATGAACGCTGACACGGCCCCTTGTCTTCATCGCGTAAAGGTCGGCTGGCTTCTCGAATGGTCCGAGAAGAATTTGCGTCTGGGTTGGGCGCTGCTCTTTCAGGCCTAGGTAGTTCTGGAGGGCAAGTTGTTCCGCCCCACTTGGCGCATCCATTCCGACAGCGCGCGCTCGCTTCGAGAGCCTATCGAAAAACTCGATGGAATTCCTATTGCGCTGAATACAACTTTCCGAGACGCTACCGTCTGGTAGCCTGCAGTTGTCGAACAGGTGCGACATGATTTCTTGGTAGGACGTTGAATATGTTGCACCAGACCAGGGCATCAACCTTCTCCCCCACCGCTAATTATACGCCATGCCAGTTGGGAGCTGAGCGATTCTCGCGGTGGTACGTCAACCACCTCACGTTGCTTGCCCCTGCCGGAAACCAGCAGAAACCTCGCCCATGGGATAGCTGACGCTGCAGCCTTGAGCTTCACAATCGCGTCCTCCCGCGCGTACCCACCCTTGCACTCGATGAACTGTACCTCCACATGCCCGTCCTTGCGAACCAGGGCACAGAAGTCAGGCTTATAGGTGCACGAAGAGCCAAGGGAGATTGTGAATGGCTCATAGCCCCACCAAAGGACCTCACCAGACCTTCTGAGGGCTTCGAGCTCAAGGGCGATATCCTGTTCTACCTTGCTTGCGTAACTTGTCGTTGTCCGTATCATCCGCCGTCTACGGCCCATAGCTTATGATAGCACTGTGAGACGCGATGCTGTCATCTCCAATCTTCAGAAGCTGGTAGACAGAACCCACGCAGCTAAGGACGGTTACATTCCTGTTTCAGCCGTCGGAAAGTACCTAGGGCTTCATCACCACAAGGTCGTCTCGCTGGCGAGGGGCATGGGCCTTCGCGTCCACTACGTAGAAAGGCACAAATCCTACACCGGACAGAAGCAGCGACATGCGTTCCTAAGATACGATGATGCCATTGTGCTTATTGAGACATTCTCTAAAAGCGGCACTTCCAGTTTGACAAATCCAGACCCATGGACTATATTGAGTATCCGATGGGGGAAATGAAAGGAGAGAGGAATGGGGCACGACACAATCGTTTTTCTAGCGTCCACATTAGTCATTATTGGCCTCGTTGGGGCCTATATCTTTTTTAAGGCCGACGTTGAGCGGCTTAGGTGTGCAAACTGCGGGAAGCCATTGAAGGCTAACGGGCACGCCATCTTTGATTTTGATAGATGCAACATCATTTGCCAGGACTGTTGGGAGATGGAGCCATGATTTTTGGGGTGCTCTTGCTTGCGGGGAATCTTGTTTATGGCCAGGGCGAACTGGCGGAGGTTCCAGCTCAGTTCCTCAACGTTAATTACGTTGACACGATCCGAGCTGGTTGCGGTCAGCAGGCTGAGTGCGGGCCTCCGTGGACCATTGAGGTCAGACTCTGGCCTGGAGAGGTTGTATGTTGGAATGATGGGGCGGCTCCAAAGTGCGCAATTGCGGTTGGACCGATTTCCAAGGAGGCGCTCGTATTTTCGTTCTACACGTCGGGGGTCAAGATTCTTACTTGCATGGAGCCTGGGGTGAGACAACTACGGCTTGAGTGGGAGTCTCTCGGGAAGAAGCAGTCCATGCTTTATTGCTTAGTAACAGAGAGACTCCCTGACTATCTTCTCTGCCTTCAGCAGAGTAGAACGCCACAGCCGTTCCCTCTAAATGGTTGGTGTGCGCTATCATATAGGCAGTAGGGGGTGAGTTATGGCTAAAAAAAGAGGCAATCGAAAGAGTCCCGTGGGTGACGGGATGGTTTTTGAATCGCTCTCTGAGGCTGCGCGGGTTGCTCGCCACATCAGAGAGTCGAATCACGGAGCAAGAGTTCAGATACTTGCCCTGCGGAGTGAGGATGGTAAGGGAAGGTTCCAGGTTGTATCAAGCATTGGAGAGCATGGGGACAGAGATTCTTCCTAAGAAAGAGGACAAGACCTCGCAGGTCATCTCCACCGCCGCGCTAAGGATGGTACAGCACGGGGAAGACCCAGTTTCAGCTGTTTCTGCGGCGGCAAACATCGTTGGGGTGCGGGTCAATCCAGAGGAGTTTCTTCTCTACAACGTTGCAGAAATACAGTCACAGGCAGTCGCCCTAGTCCAAGAGCGCATGAAACAAGTCAAGCTGCTGCTGTCAGCGAAGCTGGCAGAAGCTCTTGGGGAACTTGGGCGGTCTGGCGCCATCCAGGAAGCGTTTGGCGAGCTTCTTGACGCCCTGCGCTCCTCAGATGAGAAGGCGCGTGAGCGGGCAGCAAGAGAAATTCGTGAACTAGCTGGGAAATATGCATCCGTTGAACGTGAGCAGCAGCAGCAAGCAAAGAGGATAACAGTCCACCTTGAGGAGTAAATGCCCAGAGTGCGGATTTGACCACGATGAGCTGCGGGCACGTATCCGCGGTTCGCTTTGGGACTGCGTAACGATAGTCTGTGGGTTCAACTCGAAGAACTTCAAAACGCCACCTTCAAGAAGGCTTCACAAGCGGGTATTAGACTGGCTTCAGGAGAGAATCGAGTCACCAGGGAAACATAAGCGCCTTCTTCTCATGCTTCCCCGTGGGCACCTAAAGACCTCTGTTGTTACAGTGGGATTGTCCACGTGGCTTGTTCTTCGGGACAGGAATACACGTGGGTTCATCATGCACAAGCTCCCTGAGGAGGCAAAGGGCTTTCTGGCCTACGTAAAGAAGATTCTCCGTTCGGAACTTGTCCTGCACCTATTCCCTGACGTTATCCCAGAGCAGGACCCAGCAAGAATTGGGTTGCGGTGGAAGGATGAGGAGATCGAGGTTCTGCGAGACCGCTACCACCACAACGCAACCCTTGAAACAAAAGGCTTGCGCTCAACAATGGAGGGAACGCACCCCCTATGGGCCATCGCCGACGACCTGGTGGATAGGGAGGTTTCAAGGTCGCCAGTTCTAACGTCACGTGCAATCGAGTTCAGAAGGAATATCGGACAGATTCTTGAGCCAGATGACGGTAGCTTCTTCCTTGTGGTTGGCACCGCATGGCCTGGTGGGTTCTACGAAGAGCTCATGGACGATCCTGTATACGAGAAACTTGTGCTCGGGTGCTACCAAGATGAGCGCAGCGCTCGCCTCGGGTTGACGGATTACGGCGAACCAATATGGCCAGAGCGCTACTCGAAGGAAGACCTGGAGGCACTCCGGATAGAAATGACGGATTATGTGTTTGCGCATCAATACCTTAACCAGTTCACGAGTAAGACTTCAGGATTCGATACTGGGGACTTTAGATACTATGACTGGGACGCTTCAACGCGGGAACTTAGGTTCTCGCTAGATGGTGGAAAGTCATTTCAGACGCTTTCACTCGCTGACGCGGATGCTATCGTAACGACGATAGACCCAGCAACTGGGGCTGGAGACGATGAAACGGCAATCGTGACCACGGCGGCATTTCTCAAGAATCACGGCCTTCTCGCTGTGCTGGACGTGTGGCATGGGCGGGCAAATCCAGAAAGACAGCTTGAGGAGCTTTACAGGATGATAAAAAAGTGGAACCCGAGCAGGGTGGCAGCGGAGCGTGGGCTATGGGCGATGCTAGACCCGTTCTGGAAAAGAATGTGCGCCGAGCGCGGAATTCGTGTTCGTGTTGAGGAGATTTCGCATGGACTTCGCGCGAAGACGGATAGGATTTGGCAGCTGCAACCGTGGGTGGCCAACCACCGTCTCTTAATCCAGCGCAACATGAACGTGATCGTTGACCAGTTTGCGCGCTACTCTCCAACCGCGCGGAAAAACCAAGATGATGTGATTGACTGCCTGGCGTATGCACTTGATGTTCTTGACGATATCATCCGTAGGTACTCTCCATTGCGCCTGCCTCAGATTAAGATTTCGGATGGATACACGGATGACGAGGACGTAAGCGAAGAAATTGAGCAGGCACGCAGAAGGATAAGCGGTGGTTCGTGGAGAATCGTCGGGAGGAGTAAAATGAGAAGTGGCTGGAGGATTATGTGAGGTTCCAGTCACTCAATGAGCTACTTATGGCCCTAAAAGGTAAGGTGGGTACGGTTGTTCTTGTTGCGCACCCAGATGGGACATACACTGCCTCCGTTAAGCAGATAGTGAAAGGCAAGGAGATAACAGAAGACATGCGAGCCGCTGCAGAGGGGCTCCTTAGGTCTCTTGGTGGTGTGGCTGTAACATTAATAGCTCGCAACGATGGAGGGAAAGTGGTTCTAGACCGGATTGAGGCATTGAAGCGACTATGACTGACTGGAAAGAGTTGTTCGAGCTTGCAAAGACCGCAAGGTCTCAGTTAACTTCAACCTGGGACAGTGCCGCGAAGCTCTACGATGGAGAGCTTTCGCGCCCAGGAAAGTATGATGAGTGGCAGCCTGACGTTGAAATTCCAATTGCCTGGGAAAGAGCGGTCGCCCAGTCTTCCAGAATAGTCAATGTGATAGTCGCCCAAGACCCACCGTTTGTTGCCACACCTAAGGTTGGTTCTGCCTTGGGAAATACCGCAGAGGTGGCTCGGGCGGTGGAGAAATACCTCAAGTGGAAGATTCGCACCTGGAAGGATGCCACAAGGACTGACTGGCCGTCATGGCTTAATGAGCTTGTACGGCATCTACATGTTTACAGGATGGCCGTGCTGCATATCTATTCGCGAACAGAGCTTGCCCCAATCTTTAAGCGGAAGACTATCACTGAGGAGGTCGAACTCCCAGCCTCCCCATTTGGGGAAGGACCGGAGAGAGTCACGATTACGCGGGAGCTGTTAACGCAGGAACTCGGCCCAGTCCCGAAAGGAGCCAGGGCTGAACTTGTAGACCCACGTGACTTCTTCTGGTATCCGCTCTTTGTTGACAGCATCTCGGACTGCTCATTTGTGGCACGGCGTCACTACATGAATCCGTGGGAGCTTGAGAGAATAGCTCGGACTGGATTTTTCGACCCAGGAGCTGTCCGGAAGGTCCTAGAAAGAGAGCCAGAGCGCCAGATCAGTGGCGAAATCGAGCGCATTGATGAGCCACGTAGGGGTTTCTACGAGGTTCTTGAGGCTTACTATTGGGAAGAGACCGAGGCGGGGTGGCAAGAGGTTGTGGCTTTCGTTGAAGTCTCAACTGAAACCGTTCTACGGAAAGAACCGAACCCCTTTGTTGAGTTCAGGATTCCATTTGTGGTAATCCCATACGAATGGAGGAGCGGAAGCTTTATCGGCCCGTCATTTGTTGAGCGAATGAGCGGAATACATGCGGCAATCAACGCCGCTGTTAACCTTGACCTTGAGAGCGCCATATTAGCCAACAGCATGCCCGTGGCCACGGACGATGATGATGTTGCTGATGAGCTGAACGATCGGACACTGAGACCTGGTCAGGTCCTTAGAACCACTCGCCCACCACGCGAAGCAATTTTTCCTATTAACTTCCCTGGACCGAACGGACAGCTCGGATTGTTACGGGCATATATGGAACAGCACGCCGATATGATTTCCGCCTCTTCCCCCGCTGTCTTCGGGATAGAGCAGGCGCAACGCCCGACATTTAAGGGCACAGCGGCCCTAATCGAGGAGGCGCGGCAGCCTCTCTACCGCCTTCTGGAGTCCGTCCGAGCTGGGCTTTCAGAAATGGCTTACCAGCTTCTCGCTAGGGACAGGGAGACATTCGATACGAGGATTCCCTATTTCGCTTACGATGAGGACGGTAGGGTGCTAGGGGAATACCTTCTCTCCGTGCCAGACGGACTTCTCAAAGATTCTGTACTTATAGAACTCGCTGCAAGCTCTGAATCGTTCTCGAAGGCAACGAGGCAGGAAGGATTAATTGAGGCAATTAACCAGGTGAATAACACCTATCAAGCCATTCTTGGGATGTTGCAACTTGCAACACAGCAGCCTGGTGTGATATCTTTGGTAGCGGTGAAGGGTGCGAGGGCGCTAGCAACGCTGCTCAGGGAGGCCGCGAAGGATTTCGGGATTCCAGGAGCGGAGTTGATAGCTCCCGATCCAACGGAGGATATGAAATATGGTGACCTCATTAACCAAGCCTTTCAAGCAGCCGTTAGCTCAATCAGTAACGCAGTCGCTCAACCAGGGATTGGACAGCAGGGACAGGGACCTCCTCAAGGAGCTGGCCCGCAGGCTGGCGGGGGCGAAGTCGGCCCAGCAGGGCTTTGAGGTTGCCCTGGAGGCAGCCAACGAAGCCCTTTCGGTGACGCTGAGGCAACTTCATGGAAGTGTAAAGAGCTACGAGGACCACTCAGAGGCAATTTCTCGCGCTGCTGCTAGCTTTATTTCGGTTGCTGGGCTGGCAGCGTTTCTTGAGGCCGTCCTAGCTGAATCGAAACGATTGGAGGGATAAATGGTAGATTTTCCATTCCCGCTCGATGAAAATCAGGAACCAGTCCCCGAGGAGTTCCAAGCTAAGCCTAACGTGCAAGCCACTGAACAGAAGAGTGCCGAGCAATCACAATCCGAGCAGCAGGAAGCTGGGGTCGCTGAGGATCAACAGGCCGTTTCTGAGCAAGTTGGAGAGATTCCTCTAGAGCAATGGAAGAGGGCTGTTGACCTCATAATCTCCGAATCAGGTCCACCCCAGGAATATGTGCCCCCAGAGAGAATCCCTCCACCTCCGCCTAAAGACTTCGAGCGGTATATTTCCGACCCAGATTACGCTGCGAAGTACGACCAGATGGTGTTGCTATACCAGCACGCGATGCTTCAGGCTATTCGTGAAGAAATGCGTGCGAGCGTGCGCAGCGCCATCAACGAGGCAATGAAGGCTACGATCAGGGAACGTGGAGCCGAGGCATTTTCATGGGCGGCCTCGCAGTACCTTGACCTCTTCCAAACCGAAGATCAGAAGCAGGTGCTTCAGAGCGCTATTCTCGACGCGCGGCAGGCTGTAAACAAAAACCCAGCACTTGCTGCCGACAAGGGGTTCTGGGCAGCTACGTTTGCTATGGCGGCTGCCCGTGCTGGTATCCCGTTAAGGCAACCTGAGAGAGTTAGTTCACAGCCCCCTCGACCGTTTGGGCCTGGAGGTAAGCCGGCGCCGCAAGAGCAGTACACGCTCTCCGATGAGGAACGCAGGCTGGCTGCTCAATTTGGGTTGACTGAGGAGGAGTGGATCAAAAACATGAAGGAGGCTGGGAGGCTATGAGCAGGAACCTAAAGTCACGCTCGCAAACAGAGCTCGCAGAGATGGCTAGGGCAGTTGGTGAGATGGGGAGCGTTTCTGCGGAGGAAATTCGCCAGATTCTCCGAAGGACGGGTGGCCCAGTATCAGCGACAATCACAGAGATGGTGAATCGTGTCTCGCCAGAGCACGTGGTGCTTTTTGTTGCGGATAGGGAGCTTGGCGTAGCACTTCAGGTACCCACTACCCGTGTGGCTACCGAGTCTGAGCTGACTCAGATCACCGGAATGTCGCGCTTCGAACTTGAGGGATTTAGGTTCAAGTTCGAGGCTGACGGAAGGGTGAAATTCTTCGACACGACCGTCTGCTTACGAAACAGGGATGTGCACCAAAAAGTGATTTCAGAAAAGGCAAGGATTGCCATGGAGCCGTTCTCTGGGAAATTGGTTGAAGACTCTATTGCTAGCAGGCTCCGCGGCTCTGAACCGAAAGAAGAACGCAGCGTCACAGTAGGCGGTCCGATAAAGGAGTAGTATAATTAAGTAAGCCCGGGCCGAGGCGGCAGGGCTGTAAGGCGTGGCCAGACTGAAGGAGCGCCGAAATATGGGAGGGAACTATGGCTCTTCGTATTGTTCGTGGGCCTGGTGGCGGCGCTCCGGTAGATGCAAAGTTTCCCGTCGCCACTGGCGTTTCGTTTAATATCGGAGACCCTGTGGCTCTCGATATTTCCGAGGGCTACAAGGTCAAAAAGTCCGTTGAATACATTCTTGGTATCGCGCTCACAAATGTGAGCTCCGGCTCTCCAGCTGAGGCAGAGGTCCAGCTCATTACTCCGGAGACGGTTGTTGAGATCACTGAAAAAATCTCTGGTGCAACCGCCCCATTCCAGGCTGGCACACCGATCGCTGTAACCGCTGCTGGTGTCCCAGACCGCGGGACCCCCTCTGACGACGCGTCGCTCTATCTCATCACTCGCGTAACTGTTCAGAATGTTGAGCGCTCTACCACAAATGAGCGGATTGTCAGCTATTTGGCAATCCCATTTGGGAACAAGCACGGCTTCAACGGTGCCGTGGCGTAAAAGGAGGCAAAGATGAATTACCAACAGTTCGCAAACACTGTATCGCTGCAACTCTTCCAACCGCCATTCAGGCAGAAGGCCTCCGAGAAGCACTGGCCGTGGGACCAGATTTACACCACCAGGACTTCCAACCGCGGGTCCGAGCAAACCTTCGGATTCACTGGCCTTCCCGCCGCGCAGAAGACCCCGATCTACGGGGAAGTCTACTACGCGGATATGGAAGAGCTCGGTGTAACGAAGTGGGTGCATGAGAAGTACTCTTTGGGGGCGATTCTCCCAGAGGAGCTCATTCAAGATCAGCAATACATCCAGTTCACGCGTGACCTTGGGGCTGCGATCGGTGAGGGCCATGCGTTTGCGCGTGACCTCGCCGCCGCCTACCCGTTCCAAAACGCATTCACCACTTTCACGGTCTACGACAGTCAACCTCTCTGCGGGACTCACACACTTAAGAATGGCATGACCATCAACAACGCTATGACCGGTTCTTCGATCACGTATGCCACAGTGTGGGACGCGGTGCTGTATGGCCAGCTCTCGCTCATGACCGATAAAGGGCTGCCTTTCGTTGCCGAGCCAGTTGCTCTTGTTTATAACCCCATCAATGAGCCAGAGGTTCTCTTGCTGCTCAAGAACGAATTTCAGCCCCACATCGTCGAGCGTGACAAGAACCTCCTGCCCAAGCTGACTCCTGTTCCATGCCGCTTCTTGCCGAATGGCTACTGGTTTGTGACGTTCGAGGGGTTTAAGGAAGACAACTTCCACTGGTCTCGCAAGGAGCCGAGCGTCCGCGAGAGCATTGACTACGACCGTGAGGCCGTGAAGTTCACGTCCAGCTCTCGGTTCAGCTTTGGTCCGCGTGATTTTCGACGCATCATCGGTAATCCTGGGGTCTAACGATGTCTCGCGTCTTCAAGCTCATCAAGCTGGTTGACGGCGCGGGTCCGGTGGAGACCCCATGGGTGAGCATTGAAGGGGCCGTCCGCGTTGGCGTGGCGTACCAAGCGTCCGCCAACGCGGACTTTTATCTCCAGGCTTCAATCCTGGAGGACGGCAACCAGAACAATGGGTATACGTCTCACCTTTTTAGTGCCACTCCTGCGTTTACGGTGAGCTATGCTGCCCCATTCTCAGGCCCAGATAAGGCCCCGCCAAGGTGGGTACGTGTTTCCTGCGCTCAAACTGTCGCTAACCTGAAGGTGTGGATTTTTGCTGACTTCGAGGAGGGTTAGTCATGGCCGTAACCTATTTCACTGGGCGTTACACACTTTTCTCAGGTCCGGCGAATGCTGGGGTGAAGGGTCCATGGGCCGACCTTCGCAATGCTAAGCAGCTGCGGATTTGGGCTAAGGCGTCCTCTCCGACAACGGTTGTTTTTCGATACACAATCTTCGGCGAGGATAGGCGGAATACCGACTACATCGACACTACCCCATACTCGGTTGGCACAAACTGGACTGAAATTATGACCACAGAGCTCGATGGCCCGCTCACCTACCTGGCTGTCATCCCACAGGATACGATTGCAAACCTGGAGATAGTGGCCGCTGGAAGCGCTATCTAGGCAATGACTAAGAGCAGGATAATCCGAGATATCTCGGAACTCCTGCCTCACGTCCAGGAGTTGGCCAAAAAGTGGCTTGAGCTCTGCAATCGAGAGGGGGTATCACCGAAGATTGTAGAGACCTACCGAACCCCAGAGAGACAGGCCGAGCTCATGAAGGTAGGCGGAGTGACGAAGGCTCTCCCCATGCGGAGCTGGCACCAGTGGCGGAGGGCATGGGATGCTTATCCGATTATAGACGGGGTTGTCCGCGTCCAGTATGACGCGGTGACTCGCGAGGCGTTCCATCTTATGGGTAGCGTTGCCGTCTCTCTTGGGATAGAATGGGGAGGGAACTGGAAGACGCTCAAGGATTATGCGCACTTCCAGGTCACAGATGGGCTTAAGATTGACGATCTTGCCGCAATCGAAAAAGAGTGCGGGGAGCACTAAGGGAGGAATACGATGGTACGTAAACTTGTCTTGGTTGGCACAATTAGCTTGGGGCTGGCTGGAACGGCGGTTGCTGGAAAGCCGGTCCAAATTCAGGGGTACTGGGTAGTTCCAGAACAGCAGCTGTGCTTCTCAGCAAACCTGCCGAAGCCTGACTTCAAGGGAGTCTATTACAGTAACTTTTGCCCAGAAGGATATAAAGGTGTTGAGACGATTAAGCTCTCTTCAACATCCGCTGCTGGTGGCTTTCTGGTAAGTGATTCAAAAAAGGAGTGCATCCCTGTTGCCTCTAACCCTGGCATTGGGCTCGCGGGTTACCGGTATGGGGAAGTGTGTCCAGATGGGTACGGCGTTGTTACTCCCAGTAACTCAACGCCGTTCTATATTAAGCTCTTGAATTTACTGGACAGCTGGTTCGGACTGAGGAACAAGCTCGTCTTCCTGCCGAACGGTCTGTTTGTTGCGTTCCTTATGTTCCTGGTGGCCTTGATTCGCTTTGTTGCATCTCAGCCATTGCTTAATGGCGTTTTAGACAAGATCACAAACGGGAAGGGTACGGTTGCTCTGACCGCCGCTCTCGGGCTTTTGTTACAGCTTCAGGACTTCCTGCAGGGCGGGCTCACAGCGTACGAGGCCCTTACGTGGCTGTTTTCCGTGATTGGTGCTATGGGTCTCTGGGAAGTAGTTAAGCGCATTGTGCGCAAGGTCCCTGTTCTCGGAGGGATTTTGTAGTGCCTGAAGCTGGGGCCATTATCTGGAGCGCGAATGCTGGTCTTATCAGTATTCTCATATTCATCCTTATTCAGATGGCCCGCAGGGACAGGCAGGCCCTTGACGCGAATCTCAACATGCTCAGGGAGGAAATCCGTAGACTCTCCCAGAGCATCGAGGACCTCAAGGACGAAATGGCCTCGGAGCGTGTGCGCACAGAGGCCAGGCTCTCAAAGCTAGAGGAAAGGATGGCTGGGCGTGTACAATGAGGCAATTTCTCATCCTCCTGTTCCCAGCGCTCGCGTTTGCACAGTGGGACACTAACGCGAAGAAGATTTGGGGAAGGCCAATTGCCCCCACCGCCCCCTCCACCGGTCAGGCTCTTGTGTGGGATGGAACAAAATGGGTCCCGCAGACAGTGTCTGGAGGTGGAGGGGGCGGAGATGCTACATCAATTCAGGGCCGTCCAGTTTCCTCAGCGGCGCCTTCAGCCGGCCAGTTTTTAGGATGGGACGGGACACAGTGGGTTCCTCTAAGCGAGTCTGGTAATGCGACCTACCTTCAGGGTAGGCCTGTGTCTTCGACAACTCCATCATCAGGGCAGCTTCTAGGTTGGGACGGGACGCAGTGGGGGCCGGTCTCGGAGTCTGGTAATGCAACCAGCCTCCAGGGGAGGCCGGTATCTTCCACTGCCCCGTCCTCCGGCCAGCAGTTAACATGGACTGGCACGGAATGGGCTCCAGTCGCCTACACCGAGTCAGGAAACGCCACCAAGCTTCAAGGGAGGGCGATCTCACCAGCTGCCCCATCAGTCGGCCAGCAACTGACGTGGGACGGGGTCGCCTGGGTCCCCGCGACCTACTCGGAGAGCGGAAATGCAACGGCACTCCAGGGGAGACCAGTCTCAGCATCGGCACCGTCCACCGGTCAGCAGTTGACGTGGACAGGAACAGCATGGGAGCCAGCGACATACGCCGAGTCCGGTAACGCAACGAAGCTCCAGGGAAGGGACGTTTCTGGTATGGCGCCAAGTGTCGGCCAGCAGCTTACATGGAATGGTACGGCCTGGGCTCCGGCGACGTACAGTGAAAGCGGTAATGCGACAAAGATACAGGGAAGAGATATTGACGCTGCTGCTCCAAGCCCTGGACAGTTCCTTGGCTGGGATGGGACCAAATGGACACCAAGTAGCGAGTCGGGAAATGCTACTCAGCTGCAGGGACGCAACGTCTCTTCGGCGGCTCCGTCCCCAGGACAGCAACTCACTTGGACAGGAACGGAATGGGCACCAGCAATGTACACAGAGAGTGGCAATGCCACCAAACTCCAAGGGCGCGATGTTTCCGCTTCGGCCCCTTCAGTTGGTCAGCTTTTAGGCTGGAATGGAACCCAATGGGCGCCGACAAATGAGAGTGGGAATGCCACCAAGTTGCAGGGAAGAGATGTTGCGAGCGACGCTCCTGCGGCAGGGCAGCAACTAACATGGGACGGTACAAAATGGGCGCCACAGACCTATTCTGAGAGTGGAAACGCCACAAAGCTCCAGGGAAGGGACGTTTCCCCGTCGGCTCCGAGTGCCGGACAGTTCCTCGGATGGGACGGGACAAAATGGACTCCAAGCAATGAGTCTGGGAACGCAACAAAGATTCAAGGGAGGAGCGTCTCTGCGACTGCTCCGTCGGTTGGCCAGCAACTAACCTGGAATGGGACAGAATGGGCACCAGCTACGTATGTGGAATCGGGAAACGCGACGCAGCTTCAGGGCAGAGCCGTCTCATCGTCTGCCCCATCAACAGGGCAAACGCTCGTCTGGAACGGCTCTCAATGGGCTCCGTCCGTCCAAAATGCCGCTCAACTGCAGGGTAGGCCGGTTTCGCCCTCCGCACCATCAACTGGGAATGTCCTCGCTTGGGACGGGACTCAATGGGCTCCTTCTGCCTCAGGTGGGAGCGGGGACGCGATTTCTCTTAGGGGCCGTCCTATTTCGACGGACGCTCCAGGTAACGGGAATGTCTACGTGTGGAACGAAGCCGCGTCGCAATGGGAGCCAGCAAGAGTTAACGCGGTACTTATCTCCGGTTATCCAGTCTCGTACCTAGCCCCATCCCCTGGTCAGGTCCTTGAGTATAACGGTTCTGAGTACTCCCCAACTGACGTGAACGCGAGGAAGCTCCAGGGGTATGAATTGCTATTTAGTAGCGTGTTAGAAGGCCAGGTTATTAGGTATCACAGTGCAAATGCAACGTTTCGGAGTAGCTACCCAATCCTCACTGCCTCCCCTGGTACATGCTCTTCGGCCTACAGTGGTGCAGCCTATTGGGCTATCAGCGGAACAAGTGTGAGGCTTTATGTCTGCACACAAAACTCAAGTGGTGTCTGGGCCTACCGATATGCTACCCTTAACTAGGAGGTGGTAGGTATGGCAAAACAAAAAAAGAAACCACCGCTCGGAACAGGAGAGCGGTTCAAGCAGCTTAAAAGCGAGCTTAAGAAAAAGGGTGTAAAGAACCCATCCGCGCTTGCGGCTTGGATTGGAAGGAAGAAGTACGGGAGCGAGAAATTCCAGAAGCTAGCTGCTGCTGGGAGAAAGAAGAAGGCCTAAATGCCCCAGCTAGGGACCTGTCAGCTTTGCGGCTACCCAGTACTCAAAGACCGCCTCACCGAGACGGAAACGATGATGCTGTCCCCACAGGGGATAAACATTGTGGGCTCGTGCTCATTCAATCCTACGCAGTGGCACGGGGCCTTAGGATATAGGAAGGAGGCGCTCGGGTGTTTTTCTGCGAGGAGATTGGCAATCAAGGAAGACAATACATATTCGAAAATTCGACCTATCTACTCTATTGCCCCTCTCTCTTCTGTCTACACTGGAGTTTCATTCCCGAGCGGAGGGCAGTGGGAGTTTCGCCTTATCTTCGGGCCGGAAGAACCGAAGGATGGGCAGAAAATAGACCTAGAAATTAAGATAATCCAAGGCGCAGACGAAAAGGTCTTCCTCCGCGAAGGTTGGCACATGGCCGATGTTAAGTTCTACTTCAACGCATCGCCAGGTCCGGCAACAGTTCGCCTCACAAGCCTTACACCAGAAAAATGGTGGTGGTTTGACTGCGCGCAAATTTGTAGGCCATACGATGACCTGGTCTACACGTCGAACGGGCCACGCGAGTTCCCATACAAGAAGCCTCTGCGTGTTAAAATAATCGCATGCGAGGCTTGTCTCGATGAGGCGCTCAACACTTGACCTCCTTTCAACTGTCCGGTCGCTACTTGGAAACGCACCTAACGCCACCGTAAGCGACGGGCAGATTCTTTCCATTGCCAACGCGGTTATTGATGAGATTGTCTCGCAGCGGAGACCGAGCGAACTCTCCGAAGTCTACAGCTTCACAACCACCTCTGGTACCGAGTTCTACGAACTACCAGATGATCTGGCCAAGGTCGTTGACGTTGTTTACGATGGGAAGTCTCTTCAGGAGTTGGCTATCTCTGACGTGCTAAAGCTCGACTGGGAGGATGGAGAGCCGAGGGCCTGGGCGAAGTGGTCAAATTCTCCAACGCCCCCGTACAATCACAGAATAAGGATTTTTCCTGTACCAGACGATGCATATGAACTGAATGTCGCCTATGTTAAGCGCCACCCGCAGCTCATCGTTGAGCCATCGCCTACTCCAATTCTTTTCGCACACGGGCTTTTTATGGCCCTTTGTGAGGCCGTGGCCGAGGCTGTGCTCCTAGGTGTTTCCACGCAGGAAGCCGGTGGGCTCGGGCAAATTTCTGGCTGGAGGGGCGAGTTCGCTGAGGGGTACCGAAGGGTTTCCCGTGGTATCTCTGATAAGCCCATCCGAGTACGTGGAGCGGCAAATCCAAAATCGCGGAGGAGGTCCTTATGGTGAACTGCTTCCGACCGCGTGATGAGGCTGGGCAGACAAAGGAGTGCCTCAGGGCAAAATGGTACTCCCGCGTTGGTATGCTTGTTCCGCTTCTCGGTGAGGAGCTTGCACAAAAGTTTCTCGAAGATGTTGTCTTTCAGGATGAAGTTGGTAAGTTTGGTGGGGCTGGGCTACAATCCGTGCGCGCTGTTGGGGCAAGGGCTTCCCTGCCAGATGCCACGGGGGGCGTGAGCGACCTTGTGCTCTACAGCCCCACCACTATCACAAGCGTTCACCTCAATGCTTCGGTAAACAGGAACCGACTTGTCATTGACTGGGTACACGACGGATGAAATGCTTCTTACCAAGGGTTTTTGGGAAGAATGCAGATGCTCGGTCCGCAAAGCAGAAGTGGGTCCAGCATCCGACCGAGCTCGTAAGGCTCCTCTCCATGGACCTAGCATTTAGGGGTGACACGCAAAACGCTCAGGTTGACTGGGTAAAAACGGTCACGGTGACGGACGGGATTACAACGACTGTTCTCGGGGCTCATGGAATAGATGAATTTGTACTTAGATCGCGTCTCGTTACCTCCACTGAGGGGGTGTTCCCATTCTATGACGTTAATGTGGATGGGGAGACACTTTTAGTCGGGGAAAGGTCATGGCCATGAGCCGGATACTTGGTTCGACAACCCGAGGCGGGTTGCGGCGGTTTTGGCTTTCGCAGGCGCACCTGTTTGCTCCCCTTTTTGGGAGCGAGGAGGTGGCAAGGCAATGGCTTGATTCTCTTGTCTACAGGGATGAGGGGATCATGGGATTGCTCTCGAAGTTCAAAAAGGTTTCTTATGAGTTCTGGTTGGTTGATACACTTGTTGAATCAGGAGAGGCAAGGCCAGAGTCCCCGCTCAAGCATATAGAGGTTAGGTACGATGACTCGATCGACCCCGATTGGTGGCTCGGGGCTGGTGTGTTACCGTTAGACCTTGGTTCAGGATTCAAGGTTGAGAGCTAATGCCGAAGCGTGTTGATATTTCGCTTCTTGATGCGACAATGGCTGGCGATGAGCCAGACAACGAAGTCACACTGCCAGAGCTACCCTATGTGGCAAATCTTCTCCCGCGTCCAGGGGGAGCTCTTGAGCTAAGGCCAGACCTTGTGCCCTCTGGATTCTCGATAGGGGCAGAGGCGTGGGTTTACCCCGACGCGCTTTGCGGTCTTTTCACAGCCCCAGAAACAGGAAGCCGATTCATAGCCCTAGCCTCTGGCCCGCGCGATGCAATTGGCGCTCCGGCTGGGGCGTCATACACGTTTACCGGCGAGATTTCTGGGACCATCTTTAAGTGCAGTCAATGCATCGCTAACCACATTCGCCCTGGATTTTTGGCTTATGTGACGGGGGACCCTGTTGTACGTCATGTTGTTCGAGTTGTGTCCCCCAATGTGGTCCAGCTCGATTCAGCGCCTTCTGTTTCTGGGACTGGCAAGCGGATTGTGTTCAGGGCCTCATGGGGTATGGAGGCCGGAAAGACCGGTGTCAGGTTTGAGACGATCGGTGCGAACACAGTAGCAGGTCCGTGTGGCCCAGTTGGAACTAGTGAGACAGAAAGATTAGGTGGACCGCTTATCTCAGCGTTGCAGGATACCAAATCGAAGGCCTCTGTCCCATCATGGATTACGAGAGTAAAACCAAAGCTTGATGACGGTGGGGACCTTCGCAGTTCGAAGGGGATTGGGCTTGGAAGAGATGGGTGCGTATACGTCTTGGCGAACGGGAAAATATACAGGTCCGAAGACGGATGCAAGAATTTCACCTCAATTGGTGACTTCCCGAACGCCGTCTGGTTGGGCGACTTCTATGGGAATATCGTTGTTGCGGAGAATTCTGGAGATGATTGTTCACTCTCGACTCTCGACCTAAGTTCTCTTACGCTGAGTACCGTCGAATCCGTTGACGGATACAATATCCAAGCCGCAACGTTGGCTCTCGACGCATCCGGCTCTTCATGGTTTCTTGCCGTGCTCTTTGAGTGGGTACTTGGCGAGGACTACTACGCATTTCTTAGGTTCTACGATTCTTCGTTTTCTATTGTTCAAGACGCAGACGTCAGCGGGAACTGGTCGCTGGGAGCTGGGAGCGAGTTTGTTGACGGAGTGCCAGCTGGGATCAATGGAGGGGACAAGCCGTCCTTTCTGTTCCCAGGGAGGGACGCCGTATTCCTTATCACTGAGAATGGGCAGATCTTTAAGTTTAGTATAGGAGGCACCGATGAACAGATAGACGGCAAAGGGGAGTCAAAGGCTTTACCTGTCCCAGCTTATCGCTATCGCGGTGCGTGGTATACCCAGGCGTACGTATTCAAACCACTGACTTCGAGTCCTGTGGGTGGAACATCTCACGTTTTCTCTGGTACTGGAAAGGTGGCGGTAGTTACCAGGACACTAAACACATTCCTCTCCGATAGCGGTGAATACAAGTCTGGGATTTGGGGTTTTCAGGATTTTTCAGTGACAGAAGCTGACGCACTGACTGGCTCTGGGATTCCGGCGGTGTTCCACCTGGCGGGTGCTGGATTCGCCCCCGCCTTTCCGATTTTCATTGACGAACACGGCCAGATTTTTCTCAACGGACGCCTGGTCACGGAAACTCTTAGAAGGCCCTCATATTTCATGGACGGGAACAGCTCATTCGTATCCGACAGGGGAATTGTAGCGTTTTCAGGCACAAGCTCGCTACTCCCAGAGATTGCTGGGGCGGCAGGAAGTAAATTCATCACCCGCAGCGGGCTAATTCTGAACGGCGATGGTTCGGTGTTCTACGACCTAGGATTCACGGTCTCTGGGGTTGCTGCTGATGGGACTGGTGCAGCTGTTATCGCTTCAGGTTCATCGCAGCAGCTTGCATATTACGACGGTTCAACCGTAACCGTTGTCAACACCCCGACCGCCTTTATTTCAGCAATTTGGGCGAGTTCCAACTTTATTTTGCTTGGAACGAACTGGACGGTTTACAGGTATGTTCCTGGTACCGGATTGGTAACTGTTGGCTCATCTTTGAGTCACTCAGGGGCGTTAATTGGAGCAGTGAACCAATCCGGCTATGCGGTTTTTGCCTTCGAAGACGGAATAACTGTTATTTCGCCAGCGCTCGCCATAAGCCAGTATCCGCTTGATGTGACCTCAATTTGCGCTGGCCCGTCGGAGGTTCTCTGTGTAGATTCAACTGGGGCTGTCTACACTCTATCCCCTGGGGTCTGGACAAGGGTGGACGCTGGGTACAATGCCTACCCGTACTCAGTCTTGTTCCATTCTGGGAGCCTCTATTTTTGCCCACGCGGGGTTGGATTTTTTATCGAAGCCGGAACCTCAAGCGATGCCACAATTTACTGGCACAATTTGCCAACGGATGCGGTCACCTTCCAGTCTGGCAGAACATTCACATATTACGGGATACCGATTGTCTATTCCGAGGAGAGTGGCGACTCTTTTATCCTTGACGACAGGGGGCAACCGAGGGCCAAATTTTCTGTTTCGGACCTAGACGGCCCTTGTGCCTACTCTTCCCCGCAGGGCCTCGCCGGAGTAGGTACCACATCGTTCCCAGTCTTTTCAGTGCTCCCAGGCTCAGCTGGTGTTGGGCTTCTTTCCTCTGGAAGTGCTGTTCTGACAACAAACGGTGGAGTACAGAGGCTCGATCCTGCTGGGGCCGTCACAACGATTTACAGCGATTCTGGATCAATTTACTGCGGTGGTAGGGGGATCGTGTTTGCTGCATTTCCGACCAAGGTCATCAGGACGGATGGAACGACCTACTCAGAAATAGCGACTGGGGCCATTGAGTCAGTTGGGGCGGCAGATTCTGTGTGTTCAGTGTTCTCGGCAGCTGGCTATTTCATTTTCACTGCGTCTGGTTCATCCCTCTTTCCGCGACCGGAGACCACCTTCACACGCCCAGTTGTCTGCCCAGGGACGTTATCTCCAGTGCTTCTTGTTACTTCTGGAGCTGTCCGTGGAACAAGGACAGATTCCGTCCCGCGTGTCCTTATTTACGGGTCAGGAGGGTGGAGGGAGGTTGGTCCCGCACCGGTTCGCGCAAAATTCGCGCTTTACGGTTCCTCGCGCGTGACGTTGGCTTCGGAAAACACATTGAGGGATATTTCATCCTGGGGAGGAACCGAATTTGAGCCTATCAGTGAAAACTTTTGGGCTCCAGTCTGGGCTGTTGCTGGTGGCCACCTAGTCCTTTTCGGGACGACCGAGATTGAAGAGGGCAAGATTGTCTATCACCGCAGGAGAATACGATGGTCAGCACCGCTCGCCCCACGTGATTTCGAGACACTTGAGGCAAGCGGGCTAGCCGACCTTTACCCAGATACTGGAGATTTTATCTCGGCTGCTGGGATTACAAACGCGATTATCTACGCGGATGAAGCTGGGCTTGGCGTGCTGGAAGCCACTTTCGACCCAGCGGCCCCATGGGCTAACAGGAGGTTAGCAAATACTCCTCTTCCGATTTCCCCACTTGTAGCGCTCGGCCAGTCCGTGCTTTTTGTTGCAGACGATGGATGGCTCTGGGCCGCAAATGTGGCCGGAGCCCAGCGCGTCCGCCAGCTTCCTATGGCGAAAGCCTTTGGAAGTGACTGGAAGCTCCAAAAATACGGATTGTTCCATGTGAAACAGCTTCAGCTTCTGTTCGTGACTACAACCTCCGGCTCAAATTGCACAATTGTCCTTTCTGTTCCTGAGTTCCGTTGTTCGCTTCTAACTACCACGCCGGCTGACGCGTTGCCGTACCCAGACTCAGCGCAGATACTTACCGTTGTTGATGGTTCGTCAGTGGGGGAGCCGGCTATCGTTAGCCTCTCTCCATTCGCAGGAATAGCACCTAGACTGCTGAAGTTTTCCTCCACGTATTCTGGGGTTGACAACTACGGAAACAGAACACAAAAGTGGTATGGGATGGTCATCACCCCTCCGCAGCGAGAGCTGCGTGACGTGGCCGTCCTTGGACTCTCGGTTTCTGGCGGGGAGCGTGCGGATTCTGTCCTGGTTGGTGGGCTAACAATCGGGAGCAACGAATCGCTTTGGGACCACCCAGAGATATTCGCCGTCACCGGGACGGATGGGGGGGAACTGGTTGTTAATAGGGCTGTATCTACGAGATGGAGGACCCCTTACATCGGGGTGGTGACCCTCTGGGGGCCTCATTGGTCTGGGAGGTTGTTAGACAACGGCGGTAATGAGGTGCCCTACACGGCTATTTCCGATTTCCAGGTAACTGTTTCCGTTCCAACTCCTGGTTTTGTCACATTCACTGGTGCGCAGGGAGACGTGCTCTCTGGTGAAAAATTCCTGCTGCTTAAGTCCCCTGTTCTCATCCCATTTGGGCGGGCAGTAAGCGGTTCAAAATTTTTCACGCTTGTCCCAGAGACGCCCCCAATGACCCCAATGAGCCTTCGCGGTTTTAGGTCCGGTTCAGAGGAATTTGGCCCATACAAGTCCACCGGTGGCGGAGCACCACGGTTCGTTTCTGAACCGCGTTTCCTTGTGGTATTAGGAGCGCCTGGAGGCTATTGCGCTATCAACGCTATTACCGCTTATCTCTCAGCACGGAATATTGGTACAGTAAGCGGTTCGAGTGGACTATAATAATGGTGTGGCGATTGATGGTCTGCTCGCTTTGGTTGAACAGGGAATTTCTGAGCGGGCCGTAACTGGGAAATGCCCGTTTAGAAATGGATGCCCGCACGCCGCAGGAATCCCTGGTTCGCGCTGCTTGATCACGGATGCGATGGAAAGCGTGTACTCTGCGCTCGGTTCTGTCCAGCCTTCCCCTATCGGTTCTCTCCCGTGTAAGCAGTGCGGTTGTCTAGGAGGTGCGCGATGACCTTTGAGGAGCTCGTAAAAAAGATTTCGGGCTTGCAGGGACGGTACGATTTCGGGGACATGCGCGGTGGTGCGCTCCCTGGTGGGCCTGGCATTGTGCCCGAGCGGGGGACCTGGGGGCAATCGAAGGCCGCGAACCCTCCTGAGTGGCTTCGTAAGCCATCAGGAGGGAGCCAAACATCTTCTGGAATCGCCGAGCTCTTTGGTTCGGGTTCCGGTGGGTATTGGGGTTCGCGCGGAACGGTTGGCCCTGCACCATATTTCGGTGGTGGGGGCTCAGCTACCGCTTCCCCAGGCATGACAGTTCCCCCTGGTCCGTCACCGTTGCCAGGCAGTCCTTTACCATCTAATGTTCAACGATACCTACCTGGAATTGGCGCGCGTAAGAGCCCGATGGAGTTGGCCCTCCAATCGCTTAAGGGAATGCCAAAGGGCCTGCTTCAGTTGCTCGCTCCGCTGGCGTTCCAAGCAGCGATGGCGGAGTGGGAAGCGTCTGATCCTCTTACGATCCTCGAAAGAAAGATCAGGCTGCGCAACCTAGAGAAGGAGCTTTTGCGCGTAGACTCGCCCTCTGAGACTTCTAGAATAGGAGCTGCCTAGCCATGGCGGTCCGATTCGGGAATATGAACTTTAACAGCCCAGAGCAAGCGCTCAGTTATTACTCGAACCTTGTCCAACAGTACGCACCGAAGGTCCAAGCCCCAAAGTCTGCTGACTGGAGGACACTTGTTGAAGGCGTGAAGCCGGTGCTTCAGCAAGAAGAGCGCCGCGCACAACAGTCTGCCGCTTCCCAGTTCGCCAAGCTCGGGATGCCTGTGTCCTCTTCGTACATGGAGCGACTTGGAAGGATTGGTGGCGAAACAGCGGCGCAACTTGCCGATATCACAAACCGCTACGCATTTCAGGCACAACAGCAGCAGGCGCAGCAAGAACTCCAAGCCGCGCTTGCCAACCAACGGGCGCAGATGGAGTTGCTCGGTCAGGGCTTTGGAGGTGTGTTATCAGCACTGTTTGTTAACCCGCTTGAGGAGCGCCGGCTTGCACTTGAGGAAGAACTTGGGCGTGGCCAGCTTGACCTTCAAAGGGCTGCGCAGGAATTGCAGAAGCAGCTTGGTCTCGGTGGTTTGGATTTACAAAAGGAGATGCTGGGATTCCAGAAGGAGCAGTTTGGAAAGCAGTTTGGTTCCCATGAGCAACAGCGTCATTTCCAGAACCAGATGAGCTATTGCCAGCAACTGGTCGACCTGATAGGTTTCAAACCGGGGAATCCCGAATACGACAGGGCTTTCCAAAATTGCATGTCTGGGCACATGGGGAGCTTTTAGATGGCCAGAGACCCAGTCCACAACGAGGCTTTACTTGCCATACTTGAGCTTATAAGCAAGTACGGTCCGGAGAACGTACGTGTCGGGATAGGTGGATATGAAATTGGAGGGGCGGGGTGGAAGGGAATTGAGCCCAACTCTGTCCCTGATTCGTTCTACGAAGCCGTTGGAAGAATTCGTGAGCAGGCCCCGCAGGTTTTGCAAAATCTAAGAGAGCAGCAGATGCTCGATCCATACAGGCAGGCCGTCTACGGAAGTGCAGAGGCCGAGGCGGCGCGGGAGGCGCTGGTTCGAATGCTTGCCGACGAGGTACAGAGAGCTGCTCTTACCGAGGCTGTTAAGCACCCAGAGCAAGCAAGGAACCTTGCTCCCGCCGTTCAGATGGGGCAGATGGCGGAGGGGGAGCTTTTCACAGCCCCACTCATGGGAGCTGCTACACGGGAGCAAATCCTAGAAAGACTCGGCTTAACTGAGGAAAAGCCTCCCATACGCCCAGAGTCCTTTCTTGGTGCGTACCTAAATCTTATCCGCGATGAGCAACGCAGGCAGGAGGAGGCGCCGCAGAGGATTGCAGCCCTTGCTCGCGCCGCTTCCGACCTCCAGCTTTCAGGGAACGACCAGCTTGCGCAATACATTCAGATGTTGATTGAGCACGAGATGTCTCGCACAGGTCTCGCGAAGAATAAGCAAGCTGACAGTGTGGCTTCACACCAATCGCAGCAGCAATCGCCAGGAGCAAGCGAGGAAGAAACTGAGCCTACCGAAAGGGCAAATAAGTTCCTTGAGCTGCTGAAGAAGTACTTCTCGAAGAAACAACAGAGAAACCATGGCCTACGATGACTACATTCAGCAGCTCATCCAGTTACTTAGGGCGTCTGGGCTCACAGACGAGCAGATAAATCAGCAGCTTGAAATTCTAGGAATCCAACAACATAAGCAACAAGGCCCGTCCGACCCGCTAGGGACAGCCGAGGCTGTCTACAAGAGTTATAAGAACCTCGGGTACCAAGAAGAGGATGCAGCGCGGCTTTCTGGACTAGATAAGTTACGAGAACAGCAGGCACAGCTTGATGAGCAGCAAAAAATGCAGCAGGCTGCTGCACTTGATGAGCAGTTCAGACAGCTCCTTAGTTCGCAGGGCAAGAAGATTGACAAGCACGTTGCTGAAAGTAGAGCCATTGTGCAAATGCTTGGCTCGCTGGATATCCCAGATGAGCTTAAGGACGAACTTGTCGCCAGCGGTGTTGTGTCCCCGACAGAGTGGGAGGACGCTAAGCTCCTAAGGGAGCAGAGGCGCCAAAGGGAAATTTCATCGCAGCAACCAAACATTCGCGAGCTCGCTCAATTTGCCGCAAGTCTCGGTCTGAGTGGGCCGGAGGTTAGCCAGCTTCTCCAGAACCTGCAACAGCAGGAAACCGGCGCTCAATTTAGGGAGCTGGCAAAGATGTTGGGGATTGAGCAACAGGGGCTAGAAGAAGCGGGAGCTCTCAGGGCAATTGTTCAGAAAGCAAAAGAGGCTGGTGTTTCACAGGATAAACTCGCCAGCGCTGTTAGACAGCTGCAGATACTTGGAAAGGCCAAGGAACCAGGTGCTGCCGAGGCGCTTTGGACTTATCTAAAGAGCGGGGCGGAGTCTTCGGTTGCGCTCACGGAGGAGGGTCTTGCTCGCGCTATTGACACCGTTAACAGAGGCCTTGAGAAACTTGGCCTGAGTCGCGACGAAATTCGCTACCTAGCAGATTTTCTTTCTCCGTCTCTCCCAGCTGCCAAGGCGCTTAAGGCCGCCGACGCTCTCCACGAGCTTTCAGCGACGAATTTGGCAAAAATTCAGGAAATGAAAAAAGAGGTCGGACTAGAGAATGCCCCAGCAGCGGTCCAGGCTCTTGGTTCAAGCGTTGAGTTCCTTGGCCAACAAATTCCACAGCTTGTCGGATACGCGCTTGGTGGGGCGCCTGGTGTTTTGGCAGCCGGTCTTCTTGCAAACACTGGAGAGGCATCCTATACACTGCGCTCCTATGGGGTTGACGATCCGCTGCTCGCTCTCGGGGCTGGGTCTATCGTAACGGCAATTGACGCACTTTCCATGGGGAGCGGCCTCGGTAAGGCCGTTCTCGGCGAGATAAAGGGCCTAATCGCAAAAAAGGCCGCCCAGGAGGTAGTAGAGGACACACTGGGCAAGGCTGCCCTTAAGGCAGCCTCTGAAACCTTTGCTCAATCGCTCAAGAAGTCCGTCAAGAGCGCCGGAATCGAAGGAGTCACAGAAGTCCTTCAGGACGCCGTTGAACAGAGCGCGGCAGCTTTGGCCAGTGGTGACTGGGAGAAATTCGCAAATGAGTTTTGGGACAACGCCAAGTCTACGTTCGCCGATGTAGCGCTTGGGACACTTATTGGTGCATCCCCACGTCTACTGTTCAAGGGTATTACCCAGCTCGCAATTCCAACGAAGGATGGATTAGTAACGAATCCAACACCAAATGAAGTCCAGCAAAAGGCCGAAAGCGCGCCTGACGCAGCTTACGCTAAGGTTGAATTCGTTGACTCAGAACCCGCGAACGAGGCGCCGTCGGAACAGGCTGGAATCGGAACGCAGTCGGTTCAGCCGCAACTCTCGGAGCAAGAGCAACGCGTAGCCGAGGAAATTCAAGGAGTCGCAGAGCTCCTAGCCGAACCGTCTCCGATTTTTAAGCCTGGGATCAAAGGGCAAATACAATGGGCACCGAGTGGTGTCGCGTCAAAGGTCATGCAAGAAGCTGTCCCTCAGGAGGTACCAGAGGGGCACAAACTTGTCTATTTCAGCGGCCTCAACTCGCTTGACCTTCAGAACTTCGCGGATACCATCCAGAAGGAGTTTGCGAAGCCGGCTCCGTTGACCAGGGCTGCGTGGATTTTTCGTGTTGGCAACCACATGCTTGCGGCCCTCCCAGAAGAGGACGCCTCTCGCATTGTTACTCTGTTTGAGGAGGCAACGCGAAAAAGAGACACGAGACTAGGACGAATACTCGGGACTGCTTATCTTGCAACTGATAACGGGGTGTACGAAGTCAAGAACCACCGCGCCGTTTCAGTCTTTCCGTCACTTAAGGACGCTGCGGAGTCACGTGTTGCCACGACTGCCACAGCGCGTAAGGTCTTCGACGTTAGCCAAATACCCGAAGATATTCTTAAGTCTGCGCAAGAGATTGGACTCTCCCCATTCCACATTAATGCCGGTGCATCCGTTATAATGCACGCCACTGAGGGGCGTTTTATCCCAGACTTCTCCGCATTGTCCAGTGGATTGGTTCCGGTCTGGAGAGACCTGGCAAAGCAGAATATAGTCTGGATTCCGTCGCGGGCTGTAGATGCTGGTGGAAAGGAGGCAATGCGCGGCGGGCTCTTGAAGGTCTTCGACCTTCGTGACTACAGCAAGAGCGGTTTTATTCTTACCGCGGGTAAGGAGTCTGATGTACTTGCCCATGAGGTGGCTCATGCTGTTCTTGGTGAGACCCCAAAGAAGTTGGTCCGTGAGTTCGCTCAAGAGGTTGAGAGGATTGCACCCGAGCTAGCGGCGCAGGTGAAGTCAAAGTACAGGGGAGATGAAAGGACTGAGGAGATTGCTGCGCATGCCCTAGGCCCAATTATCGCTGAGCTACAAGCGAAGGAGCTTGCTAAGCTCACAAAGGGAAAGCCGGACCTCCAAAGCATCGTAAAGGCAGCCCGAAGGGGCTTCCTAGTATTAGGAGGAAAAGAAAAGGAGCTAACGACCACGCAGAAGTATGGGCCAAGTGAGGATGCCAGCTCGCAGATGATAGAGAAGGTCAGGGGGATTTTTCAGTCCTCTGGATTCTCTAAGAGTTCCTACAATCCCGAGGCGGTGAGTGCGGCTATACTGCCATGGACGGAATCAGCTCCAGGCGTTGTTGGGCCAGTTCGCCTTGAGACACGCAGGGCACAAGGCTCCCAAAAGACTAAGACACAGAGCCAGACTGCAGCACAGAGCCCCTCTGCAGGAACGGCTCCACAGCCATCGCTTGAAAACACTCTGAAGCAATTTGAAGACGCGCGGATAATAGCTGAACGTGAAGTTGCCAGGGTTACAGCAACAGCAGCTCCGTTGCGCGCCGTCAATAAGCTCCTCTTGTCTCTGAGGCAAGCCTTTTCGAATAGGTTTGCTTACACTGAGGACCTGTTTTCTGGAAACAAGCCTAGTTTCTGGGAAAGGCTTAGAAACAAACAGGCCCGTGAGATGTGGCTGCAAAACAAAGACCGAGCACGATATTTCATTGACGATCACAATTTCGCAGACGCAGTGGCCCGTTATGTCACCAGTGAGTTTGACGAGATTTACGATGATCTCCTCGACGTTTTCAGTAACTCTCCGAGGGCAAAGTCTGCAGCCAACCAGCTCAATACCAGCATTGACGACCTTATCAACACCTGGTTCTTTCTGCGTCGGCAAGCATTTGAGAAGTTCCACTGGGACGAGCAGGCACAAGAGTGGAAGCCTGGCGCATCGCCTACGGGTACGGGGACACGTGGGGCTGCTGCGTGGATTCACTATGGGATTGACGACAAGGAAGCGTTGCGGCAGTTCGACCAGCTAAACCAGCTACTTGGCCAAGACGTTCAGAAGGCTCTTGAGTCGGCAGCGAAAAGGATAGTAGACCTCATTCAGTTTATGGCTGATAAGATGGAACAGTCAATGGCCTTCTCCCCAAGGGTGATAGACTTCATAAGGAAGAATCCCTACTACGTCGCATTTTCCATGCCTCACGAATTCCCCAAGCACCCAGTTGAGGTAGAGGGAGTGAAGGTCTCGGGGTGGGTTGAGCGAATCGGGAGTACTGACCTTGCCACGCTCCCCCCATTCCAGATGGCTGCACAAAAGATTGCAAACATCATCATGAACGCTGCACACCTTCGCCTTGTCAATTCCACGCTCCTGGAGGCGGTGAGACAGGGCCATGCCATCGAGGGCACTGGCAAGCCCATGTTCCGAGATTTGGCCAGGGTCCAAACCGTCATACGAGGAGAGCGTAGGAACTTCCTTGTTCCGCGCGTGCTGGCAGACCAGTTCGACCCGAAGAGCCCCGTCGGGTACATGATTCAGAGGGCTATTAACGATGTGCTGGCAATCATTCGCGGAATTTACATCGAAACCAGCGTGGTGTTCCTTGGCCACAACCCGATCCGAGATATCAAGGGCACCATCAAAAACGTGCGCGAGCTCTTCGGTCCGAAGGAAGCGGCTGCCATACTTGAGGCGTATCGGGAGTATTTCAGGAAAGCGAGAGCAAGAAAGAAGGGGGAACGCATTCGACTCGATCCATGGGAAAAAGAGGTGCTTCGGCTTGGAGCGATTCCTGGGGAGAGCTCTGGAAGTTTCGTGGAGCTTGGATTCGCTATGAATGAAACGAAGAGCGTTGTAGAGAGAGGAATAGAACGCTTGCTTTCTTCGAGCGTTGCCCCCATTAAATGGGTAGGCATGGTCCTTGACACGCTAAGGTCCGTTGCCAACGCACAGGACTACGCTATAAAACTCGCTGGGTTTAGGCCTCTTTCCATGGTTCGCGGGGAAATCCCAGGAAGCATATCTCAATACACCGTTGACGCGGTGCGCAATCTCATAGGCACTCCCAACTTCCGCAAGACTGGGCGGCTGACGCCGTTCCTTCAGTTTGTTTACCCGTTCATTAATGTTCGGAAGGAGGCGTACAAAGCCGTCGCCCGCCAGCTTCAGCGAGACCCGTACCACTTCGCCTTACGCTTCACCGTGACTTCGGCTGTCCCAGCAATAGCAAAGGTGGCATTGAAGAGCGGGGTGGCACTTGCAATCTATGACCTGCTCAGAGGTGAGAAGGATAAAGACGACTGGTTTAGGAAAGTGTTGCTGCTCTATACGAAGGTCTACAGGCTTGCGACCCCAGGTGACCTAAGGAATAAGCAAATAATCCCGCTATGGGTAGATGATAAGGGCAAGGCGTGGTACATTGCCCTTCCAATGGACCATGCGGGGCAGTTTATTCACAACATCGTGTATCGAATCTTTGACGGGTTCCTCGGGGAAAAGGGAGACGGTTCGTTCTCCAGCACAATTCACGATGTCCTTTCCTACTTGGCTGGAGAAATACCATCGCTCAATCCACTGCTCCAGTTGGCCGTTGACCTTACGATGCTTGGACTTGGATTTAACCCACCGGACCTTTGGAGGGGCGGGTATAAGATTCGACGCAAGATCTTCGAGGCCAGGGACCCGCAAATGTGGAAGGATTTGTTCTTGAGAGACCTGCAGCAAAATCTCGGTCCGACGCTCGGGCCGCTCACGCTCGGGCTATTGGGGGATGAGGATCTTAGGCAGAAGTTCATGGCGGCTGTCCGCGGAACAATCCCAGGGGCTGCAATTCTCAGAGTTTCAGACTACGGGGTTCGGGCAGAGGTTGCGGAAAGGATGAAGAGGCGATCGCAAGAGCAAGCAAGGAAGAGCCTTGCAGCAGAGAGAATCATCCTAGACGCGATAAAAGACGGTCACGGGTGGAGCTGGGTTGTGAACCAATCTAAGGAGCAGGGACTATTCAGAGACCTTAACACAGTTGGAAAGATTAAGACACGCCTACGGGCGATGGCTAAGCTTTATCACTTCTACCAGAAAAAGGCAGAATCAGAAAAGTGGGTTCCATTCTCAAGGAAGGAACAAGAGGAGCTTGAGAGGATTCAGAAGGAGTTTGAGGCGCTTGAGTAAGTACTTCATAGCCAGGGTCCCCGAACGTGGTCTCGCGCCACCTGTAGAGGTTAAGATGGTCAACGGTGTCCCCCTGCTTTCCTGCGATGGAGTTCTTTACGTCCTTATTGGTGAAGATATTTTCCGCGTCATCGGGAGAAGAGGACACATCACAAATCCGGATTTTGTAATCGGAGGAGAGAATGTTAACAGAACTCGAAGGAACGATTTGGGGCCTAATAGAGGACTGCACCTGTACATACTGGCGAAATACATCGCTCCGAGGGCAGCCGAGGGTTAAACTCTCGCCGTCCTGGAGTAACCTGGTCCGAGACTTCCTGGACCTTAGGGCAGAACTCCCAGGTCTTCGGCTCTCGGACCTTATACCGGAGGATGCCATTGAAAAACTCGTCTCCAAGTCCTGAGTACATAGCCGGTGTTGAATATGGGCTGAAACTTGCAATCAAACATTGCGAGGACGTAAAAGCGTTCGTTGCTTTAAAACGAATTCAAGAGTCACTCAAGCGCATCCGGCAGTGGTCGAGGGAGGCGTGCGCCCCTTCTTCTTCTCCACCTCCCTCTGCTTCGCCTCAAGCCAGCGGTCAAGAATAGCCAGGTCACCAAACAGAAGAAATATACGTGAGACTAGCGGAAGGGACGGGGTGCGAACACCGCGCTCGACCCTATATAGGTGATTCGGGGTAACGCCAACGAGACCAGCGAGGGCCCCTCCGGTCATTCCGGCCCTACGTCTCGCGTTCCTTATCGCCGCACCAAGAGCCTTTTTTCTATCTCTCTGCATCGTTCTTAGGCCACCTTGGCCTACTAACTGCAAGAATTAGCTCTTCGATTTTCTGAGAAAGCTCAGGGTTCCGTACTGCAAGCGACACCGCTCCCTTGACAAACTTCGCTCTCGCGCGCTCTTTCATTTCCACCCCGTAGCGCGCTTTCTTGAGCGTTGTTACGCTCACTCCCAGCTCTCCGGCAAGGAATTTTAGTGTCCACCCTGTCTCTTCGATGATTCTCTCAACGGCCCATCCGACAGTACCCTTGACGGCCACCGCGTGGATGAGACCCCGTGACGTCCTTCGTCTCTTCTCGATGGCTCGCTTGAGCTCATTCCCCTTCTCTGAAGCAGCAGGGAACGCACATGTGAACGAATCTATCGCAGAAATAAGTCTCTTTGCCGGAATGTAGCCCATATTGCCTCTCCTTAGGTAGTCTGAGAACGTCCATCGTTCCAGACCGGTAAAGCGAAAGAATTCTCTAACCGAGACCCCTGCATCTTCACACATATTCTTAAAAAGTGTAAATTGATCATTCCGCTTTTTTAGCTTATCCCAGAGCCTTCCCAGAGTCTCTAGCCTTCGAATCTTTTTCTGCGCCACCTCTTCTAGACCCTTGAACATGGACCTGTTTACCCTGTAACCAAGCTTGTCAAGAGAGTCTATAATCCCGATGCCATCAACTGTTAGGAACCGAATCGCCGAAGCCACTGCCTCCCGAAGCTCTTTCACCGCCATTGGAGCCTTGTATTTTGGCCATTTTCCTTCAGGCCTTAACTTTCGAAGGCCTATAGGGATTGGCTCCGTGATGTCGAGCGCGGCCTGAGCTATTACAGCCAGCCAAAGCTGGCAATACGGGTCAGGCAGGCGTGGGGACAGTGGTCTGGCCTGTTTCGAAAGCAACGAAATCTCATCCATGTCACCCCCCATGAGAGAAAGGACCAGGCGGGCGTCTCACGACGGCCACCTGGGGCTGCGAGGAGGACCAACTCATTCTCACTTGAAAAGATTTGGTTTCTCCTCTTTTTCTACTTTCTCTACGTGCTCGCTTGGCTCAACCTGCTGGGGTTGCGCCTCTTCCTGTGCTGTTTTCTGTTCCTGTTCCGGCTCAACCTCAACCACCAGCTCTGGAGCTTCTTCCACCTCAATTGCCCTCGCCAGAGCATCTTTCGCCAAAGCCAGCGGAAGTCGCCTGAGTGCTCGCTTTACTACAGTCTTGAGCGCGGCCTGCGAATAGAACTGCGTCCACAATGGGGAGTTGGGCTGCTTGGAGACGGCCCGAATTCTGTCAATTTCTGCCCTGCTCATGATCTCATGGATAAAGCCCCCCTCCTTCATCCTAATTACACAATATGCAGCAACGATTTTTTCGTCTCCCCGATCAGCGGAAAGTGATGGTTCGTGCGTTATGTTTTCCTCCGTCCCAAACGTCACCTTGAGGGAGTCTCCCTCGTACACAACGTGGGCACTCACCGATTCGACCAACCCAGTCTTGTAGGCCAGGTAAATAAGCCCGTGCACACCAACCTGAAGCTGCGCCTCATAGGTTTGTTTCTGGCTGTTCTTGAAAGGGATGAGGTACGCGTGGGCCATCGGCCCGACCCCCAGTTCAATCCCCAGCGAGGCAACTGCCTTCAGCGCATTTGCGATTGAATGTCCGGTGCACAGTGCCAGCTGCGGGTTCTGCTGGACCGCAAGGTTGAATGCCCCGAGCAGCGAGTCTACGTTGTACCCAGCCGGTGCGTACCTCTGGATTTTTGACCTTTCGGCAAGTACGTACGTTACAACACTTTGGCTAGGTGTTTTCCCGGGCATTTCCCCTCCTTTACTTTGGACCAAGGAACCTGCGGGTCCCTGGCTTAATTTCCGTGTAGCGCGAAATTAATTCATCGGGCGGATTGAGAGCCCGCGCTACCCGCTCCCAGTCCACCCTCAGTTGTTCCTTTGTGTTCTTCCATGTGATGGTGCCTAGGCTTGACCTAAGCACCTCCGCCGTCCCCATGCGCTCCATAATCCGCGCCTTGAGGGTAGCCACCTCCTCTTCTGCCGCTTTGAGCTTCTCCTGCGCATCAATTAGCTTCCGTATTAGCTCCTCATCCTCCTCATTGGCCTCGCGTATCGTCCCTGCCTCCGCAAGCCTGTACTTTTCCTGTGCGAGTGCAAGCGCCTCTTGCCCGAAAGCCTCCGGTGGAATTCCCGCTTCCACCAGCTTCCAGAATGCCAGTGCCTCCTCTGCGCATTTCTCCCCAAGTTCAAGCAGGTGAGCGTCAACAGGGATGGTATAAAGCTCAACCGTTCCAAGACCGAAGAGAACTGGGAGCTCAACTCGTTCTGGCGAGAATCCGTTCTTCCGCAGGCAGTGCACTTGAGCCGCCACCTGGACCAAGTAGTATGGGGGAATCTGGTCTGTCCCAGGTTCCCCCCAGCCCCTTGCACCCCTTTCCGCTGTCTTGCACTCAATGAGAATCTTCCCGTCATCCCCGATTGCGTCCGGTGTCGCGGCCAACTTGTGCTCCTCGTCCACGAAAAGGATAAACTGCGTTCTCCTGTACGCCCTATGTGGCCTATTATCTTGCCACCATTGGAGGAGCTCGTCTTCAAGCCTCTGTCCGACCCGCATGCGTAGAGACTCTGTTTGCTCCTCTATTCCGCTCTTGATCGCCCAGAGTTTGTACCGCGAAAGCCACGGATTGATCCCCATGGCCGCGCTTACCTCTGAAGCGCCTATGAACTCCCCTCGCTTGTCAAGCCATTCTGCCCTCGACCTGCAGTGGATTATCATAGGTCGCTCCCGTCGCCATTTTGGTAAGTTCGGAAGACGTAGCGGTTAAGTGCCAAATCCGCTCCGACCTCGACCAACCGCCCTTTCCATTCTCCGCGGCAGACGTAATAGGTTCTTTCCCCTTCGTCCGACGCCTCAATGAGTTTTACCGGCTCGGCCAAGCCCAGGTGCTTTTTAAAGACATGGATTCCTACCATCACATTGCCAGAGTCGACAACCTCATCTAGGATTGCCTTTGCCTGGCCACGTGAGAGTCCTAATGTTCCTGTAAGTGTTTGGTAGGTCAGCCTTTGCCATTCCATAATTGTCTCCTTTCTTCCCCTATCTCCTTTCAGCACTTAATTTAATCCCTTAAACGAATTTTGTCAATGGGTACGAAGTCCCCCCAGCACCAACGTACAGCCACTCCCCGTCGCTTCTGAGCTCGGGGAGCAGCCACGTGCCCTTCGTTTTGGCCACAGCGTACTGTGCTGCCACAAAAAGCGCAACCGCTGGGACTTGCGCGGAAAACCTTCCTGGGAAGTTAATTCTGCTTTTTAGGATGACCCCGTCATCCCCGAACGCAAGAGCGATTCTCTGGCCATCAACCTGCAGTTCCAGCTCCTTGGCACCGTGCTCCGCAACCAGCTTCCTTGCTGCGTGCACAAGTTCATCCCCTAAGACCACCGCTATCGTCCTTTCTTTTCTTTGCATAAATCCTCCCTTCCAAGAGTGCCCTAATAACCTCCGAATCGGAAATAAGGTATCTTCCATGTTGCTTCTTAGCCCTTAGCCACCCCTGCAAAATCCATTCGCGGATTGTTGCAGGGGTGACTCCAAGGACCGAGGCGAGCTCGCTGGTTGTCAACATAGGGTTTCTCAGAATTACCGCACCATGGGCATGATAAGCGCTCGCACCGCACCCTCTGAAGACTCGAAGGTGAACTGCAGCGGCTTATTAGGCCCGAAGTAATCAACCTGAGCTTTCTTCGCTCCCCTGCCAGCGTCATGCAGGGCTCGAAGCACCTCTGTGAAGAATCTCAAGAGCTCCAGGTCCAGAAGGAATGTCACCTGGGGAGCGTCCTTGGGGAAAATGTTTTCCCACTTTGGGAAGTTATTCGCTTGGACAAGGTCTCCCTCTACCTCCACGAACGGTGGGAACTTCCCAAGATTGTCAAGCCCTTCTGGGTCAACTGCCGCACTCACTTGCACATTTTCACCGTCGTGTTGCGCTCTTTCCCACACAATCATGATATGCCCCTCAGTCGCGACGGCGCGCTTTGTCTCTCCCGCCTCATCTGCCTGGCAAAGAATCCATTGGTAGCCAAAGTAGTCAGCCTTTTTTGCTACCTTGGCGAGCGCCTTTGCTACTTGGTTTGGAATTGATACTTTCGTTGTGGTGTTTTCTTTTTCCATTGTGACCTCCTTTCTATTGCGTCTTTGAGTAGATTTTTATAAAGCAAAACCTACTCACTGGCCAGCCGTCATCACTCCCAAAGACGGAGGAGACTGCAAGCCACCCGTCCTTTTGTTCACATCCGATTGGCCCGACCTCAGTAACTGTTGCGTACCGTCCAAGAGCTGCAAAACAGTCCTCCGCAGCCTCGGAAACTGCCGTCCTATCGTCCTGATAGACAATGATGCTGTCATCACGCGAGGTTCCGTACTCCCTGCCGCGGTTTCGTGAGCCGTGTTCTGTGATTACCAAATATTCAGGCATAGTCCACCCCCGATTTTTTCAGGCACTCTTTCCACCACTTGCGGAGAGTCTCTGGTACGTTCATTCTTTCCATGGCTTGTCCTACGTGTTGAAGGCCCCTTACTTTTTCCTCTCTGCTCAGACACCAAGCTGGGTGGTGGTGGAAATAATAGACAATGAGTTCATCTTGCCGAGACTCATAGACCTCAACTGCGTGCGTATTTTCCCAGTCGCCCCACCACCGGATAAAAATTGGTTTCATCTTTTCCCCACTTTACTGCGGATGTACGATATTACCCATTGCGTCCTCCTTTCTCCCCGCTTTCCTCGCTGGGGTGGGTGAGCGGAGCCGGAGTGACTAAGCCTCTGGCTCCGCCGTGTTTTCTTACCGTTTTTTCGGCTTTTTTATCAGCGCCTTGACCATCTGCCCGCAGTCTGGGCACTGGTAGTACCCTTTTAGCCCAGCACCCTTTGGGTAAAAGCCCCAGCGTTCTTTTATCTCTCTCCAACTCCGGAGGCTTTCATCACAAATGAAGTCTCCCCCAAAAGAGCCGGTGAAGTGCCTTTCCATAAGGTACATATTCACCTCCGTTAAATCTCAATTCCATTCCGAGCGGCAAGCCTTCGAGCTGTTTCTTCGAAAGCAAACCATGCCAGCAGGTTTTGATTGTTCACCTCCAACGCCAAGGGGTCTTCTGGGTCCCATTTCCCCATGAACAGCTCACCAGGCCCAACTGCCCCAAATTGGTCCATGTATTCGTAGATGAGCTTGTTAATCTCAGCTTTATGCCTGTTGAAAAATGGCAGGGTGTCCCTATAGTAAATCAGTTCGCCAACAGCTCCGCTCGCGCATCCTCCTTGTGACAAATCGTAAAGAAAGCCTGCTGCCCCGTTGTCATATTCTCTTCCATATTTGTTTATGATACGCTGAACTTCCCTTTCCAACCGCGTCTGTGCCCCCATAATTCTTATTTTTTTCATTTTTCACCTCCTTTTTATGCGTTCCCCCAACCCCTATTCCGTTTTGCTCTCGGCCATTTTTCGCGTGATGCCGTCCCATAGGCGCGCTTGTTCATCGTCGCCCACGTGGCTGATCCAGTCTTGCAGCGCCTCGGGAAAAGGGCGCTCAGGGTAGCCCCTTTCTCGCGCTAGCTCCTCCACAAAAGCGCGCTCTGCAGGGGACAGCCAGGAGCTGTGCTCCAACCATAGCCATCCAAGATTCGCCACCAGCCAGCGCGCCGCATGCGCTGCAGCCGCTTCATGCGCACGTACAGCGATACAATACCGGCCATAATTGTGTCCAGTCATATTATCCCCTGTGAGAAGTTTCCACCGCTGCGGTCGTGGTGGTACGGCCGCTTCAAGACTGCGAAAGATGCTATCGATGTTAGGCGTTTCTACTTTCATTCCTTCCTTCCTTTCTCCCCGCTTTTCCCCGCGGGGTGGGGATTTTCTCAGGTATAAATCACTTCCCCTTGGCAATGCAAAAGCTGACCATCAACTACAGTTGCTCCACCATGCGCCCTTGTGTATTCCATCACA